ATTATATATTATTTATACACATATATATAGGCAAATTAATTATATAGGCAAATTAATAAAATATATTTCTCTTTACATTATTAAAATATTCCTATAATCTTATCTCATACATAAAACATTTGGAGTTAAATATGGAAAAATTAAGTTATAAGACTGTTTGGGATACACTAAGTGTAGTGGATCTAACAGGAAAAACTGAGGTAAAACAAGGATTCACTTATCTTGCTTGGGCATCAGGCGTATTCGAGATGAATAAATACTACCCTCAACATCAAATTACATGGGGTTTACCTAAAGTTTTTGAAGATGGAACAGTAGAAATTTATTGTAAAGTTACTATTGATAATCTTCATAAAGATATGTGGTATCCAGTTACCAATTATGCTAACAAGCCAATACCAAACCCTAGTTCTTTTGATATGAATAGTGCAAAAATGAGAGCCTTAATGAAAACTTATGCCATGTTTGGTTTAGGTATTCAGCTTTTCATAAATGGAGAAGCTAAACCACAAGAAGTAGAAAAGCCTGATCCTGAAGTTGAAAAGATTGCTAAAGCTAAAGATAAGAAAAAAGCAGTAGAGTTGGCACTTAAAAATGGAGGTATCAATGAAAAAACAAACGAAATTAAACTCGGAGAGGCTATTGAAAAGGTACAATCTTAGAAGTTCTAACGCTTTGAATATATGTTTTGGTACTTATGTTTCAAGACAAAAGACTTTAGATAATCTTTTAAATGATGTCGTTGAGCCTATCAATGAATATGCACAAAAGTACATAGATCATGGAAATTTACATGAAAAATCTGGGATAGCTAAATGGATATTGATTAACAAGAAAATGCCTACAGAGATACTAGAAGATCAGCATAACTATGTTCTGCAAAATGCTTTTAATCTCAAAGGAGATACTGTTGTCGATCTATCTTGTACCCCTGATGGCAGATTTGAAGATTGTTTATTGGAAATTAAGGCAGGGGCTATGGGAGAGAAACCTCATACTTTAGAGAAAATGAGGATATATTTAGCCCAAGTTTGTATCCAACAGTATGTCTTAAACTCATTAGGCATTGAGATAAACAAAACTCATTTAGTTTCATGGTCTTTTAATGGGACCAGAATATGGGAAGTTCAGCGTAATATAGAATTTGAACATTATTTAATGTCGATTCTTGAAGAATTTTCTATAGCTTTAATAGGCTCTGGAGATATTGAGAAGAAACCTGAGAAGTTCGAGGGCGAACACAAAATTAAACTTATCTATGGAGAAGATTAATGGATAAAATGCTAGAAATACTAGAGGGAATCAAGAAAATTGATGCGATCCCTGAAGAAAAGAAATTGGATATCATCAGAAAAATAATTATTGATGATCTAGGTAAACAGATTAACAAACTACAGGAGAGAAAATAATGGCAGATAAAGAGTTTGCTAAAGGTTTATACATAAACCCAACAGCACTAACAAAAGACTTAACTACAAGTAAAACACAATTTGTTTTTTTTACTATCGGTATTAAAAAAAATGACTTAATTGATTACTTGCAAAACAAACCTACAAACAAGCAAGGATATATCAATCTTGATGTAAAGAGATCGGCAGATGGATCTAAGTTTTATGCAGAAGTTAATAGCTATCAAGCAGAAGATAAGCCGATAGAATCTAATCGTTCTACAAACAAAGGGAGATCCATAGGCGAGGATACATCTGTATTTGGGAAACCACCTAGAGATGATGATGAAATACCATTTTAAAGGAGTAATAAATGACATCATACAACAAAGGATATTATGAACAAAACAAACAAAAGATAGCTGATTATAACAAAGCAAGGAGAGAAAATAACCCTGAGATCATTGCTAAAGAGAAAGAATCGTATAAGGCAAAACAAGACTTGTTTAAAATTCGGTCTAAAGTGCAACATCTCAAAGGAAAAATGGCATGGAATATGCTCTCAAAGAAGAAACAACAGGGTATTTTAGATGAAATATCAAAGAAACTAGGAGTAGAGATAAAATAGTTATTGACAAAGATATATTTTGTTAGTAAATTATTAGACATGAGATAGATAGGTAGCAAAAGACACATACAGCTTATTAACACATAATGAGAAATTTGCTTAAATTATTCCAAAAGGATTAACTGTATGGTGGTAAGAAAAAAGCCTATCTATCCTTAGTAAATTAACAAGGTGTGTAATGGTAATGTCATGACAAGTACACTTAATGAGGACTAAATAAATGCCACCAAATCCTCGCCTTATTAATGGGATAAATAGGTAATAGCATACAAATTAATTGTACTGGTCAGTATGCAGACACTTTACAAACCTATCTATCCTTTAAATTAACAGGAGATACAAATGAGTGAAAATGAATGGGGTTATATTTATGGTGATGAGTGTGATGAGTTATGGGAACATTTCGGTATGTCAGATAGAAATATAAATGACCGAATGAAAGTACAATTAATTAGCTTTGAGTCAGAAGATGATGAGTGAAAAATATATATATGAAGTAAGTGAATCATCTGTTGATGTAAGATCATGGACTATTGAAAGTGATAGACAGCTAACAGAAGAAGAAGTTTCAGACATATATCAAGACTCACAGATAGAAGATGAGGGCAAAGAGCATAAACATTCAAAAGGCATCACGATTACTTATCATGGCACAGAGTATGGAGATGATGCACAACCATTGTTTGAGGGAGATTTTAAAGATGAGTAAAGGATCTAAAAGTCGCATACAAGACCAAGCCAAATTCAATAAAGGCTTTGATAAGATATTCAATAAAGCCAAAGATATACCTGAGTTAAATGTAGAATGGCAATGTTATACCAATGCAATCAATAATATTAGGCACTCTTATAATTTAGATTCAAAAGTCTTTACAGAAAATGACCGAGAGAGATTCGCCAAAGCTCACAAAAAAAAGTACAATATTTAACTTTCCTCATAGATCACATGGAAGTGATCCATTCAATCTCAGTCAGTCAGTCAATTCAATCAAAACTAGCCAATTAAATCTAATAATCTTTAGACAAAGCAAAAAAATCAAATGTCTAGCATAATTCAATCTAATAATCTTTGGAATTAAATAGCCTGGTATTAATTCAGTATCTATTATTTATAGTCAATCTGATAGGATATATCAGTTTTTATAGGCTCTTAGCCATTGATTATGGCTCTAAAATCTATTTAAGGTATTAGACTACCCTTGATATTTTAAAGATTAAAAAAACCAGTATATAATTAAATATACTGGTTATATGTTTATATATGGTTATTTGTTAGTGATTCCTAAAATTTCATCATCATGAATACAATTTTTACCCTTAAAGCGATTTAATTTATTAATAAAATCTAAAATATTTTCAGCAATAAAAGTTTTTTTAATTGTTCTATCTTCCTCTATATCTACCTCAATTCCTTTGTTTATCCTCTCATGTGAATAACCTAAATTCATGATAGATGTATAATTTAATAATATTTTTACTTCATATTTTTTCATTGTCTTATTTACTCCTATTTTTACGATCCTTTAATACTTTCTTAGCGTTTTTTAATCGTAATTTATCATCATCACTATTTAAAAAGCTAGATATAGGAAGTTCTAAGGCTTTTATCATTGCTTTTAACTCCCATGTAGGTTTATTCTCTAATATTTTAATATTCATTGTTTTATACTCCTATTTATATAATTTAATGTTCTATTAATTGTCTTATACCATTCAATATCTTTTATGTATCTAATGCCATTAATGGTTAATTCATTTCTGGATTTCTGATCTTCAAGATATTTAATTATTTTATCTATATTCATACTGATTTTACCTCTAAAGAGTTTATATAATCATTTACAATATATTCACCTACAATGTAAGTGTACATATTAACAACTCTTTCAGGATCAGAAAAATCTGTATTAACCTCGCCAAAATTATCATTTTCATATTCTTTAATGATATTAATTACATTAAACACCTCGTCTGATAGCCATTTTTTAGCCTCATAATTGCCTATAATGTAATAATCTTCATTAAATGCGTAATGATGTAGATCATCAATATTCTCTTTTATCCATTCCTTATCATGTTCCTCTATAAAGTCCTTAAAATACCATTTTATTTCATGATATTTATAATAGTTTTCTATATTCATATCTATTCCTCGTATGTACATCAATGTACGTTAAATATTTCCTATGTAATAATAATAAAATATTTTTATAATATATGCAAGTTTAGATTAGTCTAATAATAAAATAATGCCGATCGGCTCGGCTAAAAGACTCTAATGCCTTTATCTGCTATACATATATAAAGAAGATACAAGTAATATATAGGCATTACAGTCATTAGACTTATAAGCATGTTACCAGGTAAGCATATTATGGTATTGGGAATAAACTATTATATCTTCTAACTACTCTCCCTAAATAAAAATAAGATACTATATGAGCCACTAACAAAAATAATATACTTACCTAGTACTAAAAGATAACGGCTCATAACAAGTCTATTAGTAATTGATAAGAAAATAAGAATATTAGAGATTGATGATGTGAAAATAATAAGAATCACAGGCGACAATCACACGCGACACCCCCGTACACCCCCATAGGCACACACGTATATATATATAGTCCCATTCCTATACTGGAGGGGAATATCAATACTAATAAAATATATCACTACACACTACATGTTGTGTTATAAATAAATAAAAACACAAGATATGCCGATTTGATTTGCAATATTAAAAAAAATCTATAGTATTAGAGGTGGAGTATTATGTCTAGAGAAAGAGCACAACAAATCCTAAAGGAGCTAAACAAGCGACAAGAGGAGAATAGATTAAACTACTACCAACCCTACGAGTTCCAAAAAAGATTCCATAAAGCAGGTAAGGATTGCTCACAGAGGTTGTTAATGGCAGCGAATAGGGTAGGCAAGTCCTATGTGGGAGCTATGGAGATGGCAGCTCACCTAACTGGACTGTATCCAAGATGGTGGAAAGGTAAGAAGTTCGATAAGCCCATTAAAGCTTGGGTGTGTGGTGCTTCTAATGAAACCACTAGAGATATCTGTCAAAAAGAATTATTTGGGCAACCTGATAATCCAAGAGATAAAGGGAAGGGCTCAATCCCTAAACACCTTATAGGGGAAACGACTAGAAAGCCTGGTGTACCTAATGCTCATTCATCGGTTATGGTTAAACATAAATCAGGGGGTTGGTCTAGGGTAGCCTTTAAAGCCTACGAACAAGGTAGTGAAAAATTTATGGGGGAGAGTTTAGACCTTATTTGGCTCGATGAAGAACCACCCCAAGATATCTACTCACAATGTATTACAAGAACACTAGACAGACAAGGACAGGTCTATATGACCTTTACCCCTGAATCAGGTATGACTGAGGTAGTACAAAGTTTTACCTCGGATTTAAGACCAGGACAGTCTTTATTGACAGCAGGTTGGGAAGATGCAGAACACCTAACCGAGGATATGAAAGAACAGATTTTAGCTGCCCTACCTCAACATGAACGTGATATGAGGTCAAAAGGCATACCGATGATAGGATCAGGGCTAGTGTTTCCTATAGATGAGGATAATCTAGCTATAGAGCCTTTTACCATACCCCCTCATTTTGCAAGGATTGCAGCGATAGATTTTGGATATGACCACCCTACAGCCGTAGTATGGTTAGCGTGGGATAGAGATAAGGATATTGTATACGTTTACGATTGTTATCGTATGAGTAAACAAATACCAAGCTATCACGCATCACATATCAATGAACGGGAAGGTAGCGACTATATCCCTATAGTATGGCCACATGATGGCTATCAGCACGATAAAGGCTCAGGTGTTACTCTCGCTGAACAGTATCGTGATAATTATGTTAATATGCTGCCTTTCCACTTTGAAAACCCACCAGCGATTGGTGAGAAAAAAGGGGGTAATTCGGTTGAAGCAGGTCTTATGGAAATGCTAGATCGTATGGAACATGGTAGATTTAAAGTATTTAATACCCTCTATGACTGGTTTGAGGAGTATCGTATGTATCATCGTAAAGATGGCAAACTGGTTAAACTTAAAGATGACTTAATGTCGGCTACAAGATACGCTGCCATGAGTCTAAGACATTCAACAACACAAGGTTCACGATGGGATAGAAAGGGTAGATTAGGCCCTGATGTAGCTGTCGTATAGGAGATAAAGATGGATTTAAGACAAAAAAAAGATTATATAGGCGAT